ACCAAGCCCACTTTGCCCGTCAAACGGGTCATCTGAGTGCCGGTGGTGCCAAGAGCACTGGCACGAATTGGGCGGTTCTTGGGGACCCGTCCGCCGATGTGAGCATGGAAGCGATCATCGGTCACCCAGGAAGGGGTGAAGTCGGCGTGCAGCTTGGAGCGGCTTCGGCCGTTGAGAGCGCTGGCGTAAGCCCTGGAGTCTTTGTCCAACAGCCGCAGGGGCCTTCAGTGGCACTGGGCGGAAATCCGGGATACACCCCCGGCGAAGGATGGCAGGAGGAGGGCAAGGTTGGTGCACCAAGATGGGTGCCCAAGACAGGCCCTGGCTCGCTGCCGAAGCCAGAGGAGAAGACCGACGAAGACCGGAAGGCGCAAGTCGTTAGGGACAAGGCCAAGAAGGGTCCAAGTCGGTCGGGGAAGGAGCGAAGTGGTCACTGCCGGAATCCGGCGTATGAGCGAGCGTGGCTCGGGTACGGCTGGGCAAAGGGGCTTGAGAGTGAGCCGATGTACGCGACCAAGCGCGCAGCGAGTGAGATGCAGTCTCTGTTGGACTCACACGCTGGAGCCGTGCTTGGTTGCGCTTACTGGGCGCTCCTCGCGGGCCACGAGGAAGGTGATGACCTCCGATTCTTCAGGAGGGTGTGGACGACTCCCACTATTCCGGAGTTGTACGGGCTGTACGGGGAGTACGCACGGATGACTCGGAAGCGTGTGGTTGTGTACATCCTCACGCAATGGGGGACGTTGGGCGAGGGGATTTGTTTTGGGGAAGGCAATCGGGAACACTCGGTGGTGATTGTACCGGCGGGCAATGGCATGAAGCATGCGTTGCCCTTTCGTGTTGCCCGTAAACCCCAGGTGGAGCTGCCGGCCGAAGTGAAGATCGACCTGGTGGCTGAGGAAGCGGCGCCCGCGCGCCGGTCCTCTCCTGAGAGGGAGCGTCCACCCGCGGCCCCTCAGAAGACCCCGGCGAACCAGTTCGCGGTTCTCCGCGATGAGCAGATCATGCGTCTGCCCATCGCCGTTGAGGACGGGATTGTGATCCTGGGGGAGCAGGCCACACGGGGCAGCGCACCAGTCTTTGTGCTGGACGGCGGTGTGCAGTCCGAAGTGGCCACCGGGCCCTGCCGTGGAGGATCCAGGCGGGGTCAGGGGGACCGCGGGCCAGGTGGGAAGGCCGGGCGGGTTCCAAGAGAGTGCCATCGGAGGGGTGGCGCGTGGGGTCGGCAGGCGTTGGCAGATGCGGCTATGCTCGATTATCTTTCGGAGATGGTCGATGTTGTGCCGGGAGGAGCCAACGGACCTCGACCAGTGCTTGAGGAGTCTGACGATGGTGAGTTCGTGGCTCTCAAGTACCGGGCTCTGCCGCAGGCGGGCGTGGTGCCGCTGCAAGGAGACGCAGCTTTGCTCGAAGCACTGACAGTTGAGGATTTCACTGTAGTCGAGCATTTCGAGTGTCCCGTCGGGCCTAGTGAATGGCCTGACACCCTGGATGGAGAGGATCCGGACGATCCTTTCAGGGGCCCCCCAGAAACGCCTCCTGTACAGGAGGAGGCTGAAGTACGGTCCAATGGGACCTATTGGGGAATCCAGCCGCCGCCCATGGGCCTTCGGGTCGAGTGGGCAGGTGGTTGGTTTACTAGCCAGCTGGCAAGTGATGGAGAGGCACCCTCGGCCGCACGCCTGATCACCCAGGCAATTCGCGGTACGTGTCTCAATCGCCTCATGAGCCGGCCCACGTATGTGAGTGCAACGGTGCCCAACTTCCAGCGTTGGGGATCCCGCGCCACGTATGTGCCTGTTAGGCTTGAGGGAGGGCTCCAAACGGCGGGTCGCAGATCGGTTACCGATGGCTGCGAGTCGGTGGAGTTCTTCACCGCTGGTGATGGCCTTCGATGCCTCGATGCTCGATGGTCCGTCAGGCGGGATGGTGATTTCCTGCGGGTGGTGTGCGCCAACGTCGCCGCCAAAGCCTGCATGAGGCTGTGGTCCGTCCAAGTGGCACCGACAGCGGCAGAGCTTCCGGCCGAGCAGGCACGGAAAGCTGGCTGGCTGAATGTCATCGCCAAGGAGAAGGAGCCGGTGGTCACGAGTGTGTTGAGCCGGTTCAAGGCTGATGAGGCCAAGGAGGACTACCCAGGGAGAGTACACCCGGACGACGCAGTTGCTGTCGCTCGTGCGATCGTGGATCGAGGGCGGTATCAACAGGTTGGGGCGCCGTTTCTTTGGGGGTACTGCTACAGCTGTGGATGTTCCATCAAGGACGCCAAAGGGCAGCTGAAGCATCGGTTGTGCCGTCAGTGTGAGCGCGGCGGCAACACCGAGCTGGGACAGCTCGTGCAGGCGGGGAGGAAGGTGACATCGGTCGCCAACCCGCACGTTTACGCCGGAGTCGTCAACACTCTGAGCAGACACCCCAGGCTGAAGCCAGGGGTCCAGAGTGTGGCCAGCGAGAGAAATTTTCGCTGGCCCCATCAAGCCTAGAGCGTAGGCTCCCATCACCACCGAGGCGGGCCGGACCACGCCTTGGTGGGGTGGGGTTTGATGGGGCGATTCCCTTCGTTTCCAGCCTGGGCATCAAGCCTCTGGCTGAGGCCGTCAAGTACCGCGTCTTCAAGAGCATTGCTGCTGAAATCGATGACACAGCATTCGACGCGGTGGACGACCTGATCCTGACGCCATGGCTTCTGGGTGGATTCCCAGACGTTGTGCCGATGGAGACGTGGAACTGGTTGAAAAGCATGCAGGTGGCCAGGAGGAGGAAAGCACTGATACGGGTGGCAGCACAGCGCAGGGAGCGAGGTGAGCCACACCCGTTGATCACGAAGGTCTCGCCCTTCGTGAAGACAGAGAACCTCCCCTGGTTTGGGATCGTTGATGGGATGCCGGATGTTGATGCGTGCG